GAGCTTCAAAAGTTTTGGGTTCTTCCTTTTTCTCGGAAGGAACTTCGATTGAGGGTGAGGCGGGGATGGGCTTGATGCCAAACTCGGTCAGAACTTTCTTCACAACCTCGCTCATCTCTTCCTTTTTATCTTCGGAGGGTTCAACCTCTACTGAGATTTCGGGAGTAGGGGTCTCGGAGGGCTTCTCGGAGGCCATCTCCTCTTTCTTCATTTCGTCTTTGGGTTTCATCGAATCTTCAATGGCCGCTAGGCGAACCTTGATGTCCTCGATATCTTTCATATAATTGTTTTCCATATTTGTTTTGTCCTTTTTGTCAAGTGGAGATTCCTCCACGGCTTGTTTGGCTACGGCTGGGATGGTCTTGCCACCTTGCACATAACCGAGTTTTTCCATAAACTTCACCATCTCCTCAAACAATCCGTTTGTGGCGGCTGGGCTGGAAACTAAATCAGCAGAGGCGATGCTCTGGGGTCGAATGTAATCCTTGCCATTGATGGTCTCGGACTCGTTCACAAAGGCTAGGGAAACGCCGAACTGGTCGGGGGCTTCGGAGGCCATCTCTTTAATCAATCCGTAGTGGGGGGAGTTGCGGAGCAAGCGAAGGTCGGCCACCAGCTTATCCCCTTCAATGCGGGGGTTGCGAGCAAAGCCGACAACTGCGTCCAATCCGCTTCCGTGGTTCATCTTAACCTTCACGCCATTCTTGGCGTTGCTCATAAGTTTGAGGGCAGTCTCTAGGCTGGTCTTATCCACGAAAAGGTCGTGTCCTTTAGCCTCTCCCACCTCCAAAATGCTCACCCCGCCTAGCTCCATTTCATCCATCTCCTCGTCCCGGTATGTCGAATAGGCTACGGCTGAACGCTGGCTTTCGTCCGGAAAGTCGCTGATAGCTTGCTCGTCACCCATAAAGCGGGATACAAAGTCTTGCTCTGATTCGTCTGCGGAAGGAATGGGCAGGGGCATAAATCATCGAGTTAGTGTCAAAGAAGATCACCGTCTGCCGCTCGATATGACTTCTTGACTTCACCGCCACCAGCCATCTTTAGAAACTTGTTCACCCTAGCCATCGCCCAAGCGTTCCTAGAGTTGGGCTTGCCCCCGCTGATGGTGGGTCGGAAGCTGGTAGAGAACGCACCCGCACCCCTGCGAAATACTTTCTTTAATGCCCCAAGGGTAGGGGCTTTCCTTGAGGGGTGCTTGTCCTTGAACTCGGCAATCTTGTTCTTGAGGGCTTCTTCGTTCTGCTCTGAAATCTCTATGTCGCCAGCCTTGCTTCGGGTCGATGCCGTGCCTTTGGGGTTCTCCTTTGAGCCTTTGATTCGTTCCTTAGGAGGGGCTGGGGTTTGGCTTACTGGTCTGGCAAGTTCTTCTTTCTTATCTGTAATCGGCCCACCCACAATCCAAGCGTCACAAGTCCTTTTGGCCGCACACTTAAAATCAAATATCTCGCAGTAACCTAGATCGCCACCAATAGCCACCTCGTTTGCATCCTCTCCGATTCCCTTTTTAATGCACCCTAGAACTTTGCTCCTCTGGTCGAAGGCCGCACAATTACCGCAAAGCATTTTCTTGGCCGTTACTACATCGCCTTGGAACTCGTCTGCCTTGGCTTTCCAATAATCCTCGTTGGGTTCGTTGGGATTGGCTGGGCCGTAGTTCGCATCATCAACCGCTGTCTGCCTATTGGCTAGATTGGTTTTGATGTCTTGAGTTGCGATTGGGCAAGAGGCTGGTTCTGCTAGTTCTTTCTTGTCCCTTGCCTCCATTTGCCCAACCACTTTCCTTGCCCAAGCGTAACCAGCATCACCACCCCATCCATTCCACGCTTGCCAGCCCTTCCCCTGCTCATCCCAAGTTGCGCCCTTCTTATCGACTTCGTGGCGAGTTAGGAAGTTCAACATTCGCCTTACTGTATCGGGCGATAGCTTCACGCCATTTTGCAAGTCCCTAGCTCTGGCGATGCCTACTGGGGTCATTCCTCTTTGGCTGGGTGGTTTTGTCTCTCTAACATCCAAGGCTCTTTTGGCAGCCTCCCTAGCTCCTTCTGGTGGGGTAAAATCTATCCCATCGTACTTTGCCAACTCAATCCCGCCCATCATTCCCTCAATCAGCATCTTGATGGATGCGGGGTCGAGCTTTGCTAGTGCCTCTTCAGTATCTTTTTTTTTAACTTCTAATTCTTCGGAGGATGGTTCGATGGGGTCTTCTGGAATTGGCTTCTGATCGCCTCCCTCATCCTTGTCCTCCTCTGGTTTATCCTCTATGGGTGCTACTGGTTTAGGGGCGGGGGCGGGAGGTAGTTGGGGTTGTGGGGGCGTTGGGATAACAATGTCGGAAATCGTCTCTGGGGCTACGCCATACTTCTCTGCTAAGTCCTTAATCAGCTTGGCCTCAATCGCCCTTTGTCTCATAGCACTTTCAAAATCTTGGCCTCGCTCGGCGTAGATGTCGGCGGCAGTTCTGAGGCCCGTCTTGAACTCGGAGATGGCCGAGGCAGATTCTCTCCCTAAATCAATAGAGACATTCGCCCCAAAGTTAAAGATGCCCTTGGTCGTTCTGCTCCCAACATTGTTATCAATCAATCCTCTTGCTACTGCGTCGGCAATCACGATGTTCTTAATGGGTCGAAGAACTTTATCATCTAGGAGCTTCTGGTATCTGCGGAAGGTGCGCCCTGCTTGTTGCATCTCAAGGCGGGCTGTCGGGCCGGACATAGCGGAAGGGTCGACGGCGAAGCTGTAAGGGATGCCAACGCCCAAGCAAATGTTCCTCAAAAGAATCTTGTGAAACTCTGCGAACGCACCAGAGGGACGGCTCGGCCCATCTGGAAACACGATATCTTCACCCGGCTCTAGGTAGGAGATTTTGCCCGACTCAATCGCTTCTAGCTTGATAGTATCACCATTAACATTTTCATCGTTTGTGAGCGTGGAGAGATCGGAGGCATTGTTGTTATTCCTGCGAACAACTGCGGATTGAGAAGAGGCAACTCGTGCCGCCATCTTCTCAAAGTTCACGATATCGTAAATGTCTGTGCAATCATTTATGGCAGTATGGAAAGCGGAGATTCCTCGGTACTGGTCAATGCGGAGTGGGTCGAATAAGTGGAAGGCTTGGCTTGCGGGAATGGTTGCTTGGTAGGTGTAGAAATCCCCAATGCTTCGGTTGTAAATATCGTAGGCACTCGGCGCACCAGTATCCCGATCAATATGGATTCCACCGATCAAATCTAGGCTTGTATAAACCTTAAATGGGTCGCCTACTCTATCTGCCTCGATGCCTTGAATCTTTAGGTTGCCATCCTTGTCTCTCACGAGGACTATCAAAAAATCTCCGTCTCGTAGCATCGACATCATCGCCACTTGCATCAGAGTCGAGCCGGTGTGCCTTGTCGAGATATCGCACTTGTCCCACCACTCTGCCCAATATGCCTCAACCTCTGTATTGACCTCGGGGTTTTCCGTTCGGGCTTGGTAGGAAATGTTTGCGGCTGTATGACTGGCGAACTTCATAAGGATGGAGCGAACAAGGCCAACATTCTCTGCCAAGTCCCTCGCCCTTTTCATAAGCTCCACTCGGTCATAGTTGGAACGATAATCTTCCGCACCAGAAAGCGAACTCGGCCCTTTGCGTTCCCTTGTATATTTGACCGCATCGTAAGAGAAGTTGACTAGCTTCTGCCGTGCAATCATCCGATTAACTGCCCCCTGCGGGTTCAGAAATGCAACAGCTTTATCGATTAAGTTTAGCTGGGCTTTTTTCACGAGAAGTTGGCGTAGGTCGTGCGGATACGAGTGCCGTTGACAGACTGGATGGCAAGGGTTAGCTCTGCGATAGTATCACGAACTTCCCCAAGATTCGCCCTAGAAAAAGAGCGTCCCGCTATCGAATAGCTAGACCCAGCCACCGCAATCGCCTCAAGACAAGTCACATACTTATCACGCAGAGAAGTTAGGGTGGCAAGGGGTAGCCCAATGAAATCACCCTTCGCCATTCTCAACCTCCTCTGTCAAACTTGCGGGTGAAACTTTGAGCCGTCCGTGGAGTGCCGCCCCCACGATATTCATGCACTCACAATCCATTAAATGATTATGCTTCCCGATTTGCTTCCACACAAGTCTTTCCCTGCCAGTCATAGGATTCTTCACCCTTACCTTCACCTCTGCTTCGATATGCACCTTCCAGACATCGGGCGTATCTAGGGCGATGAATCCCTCCTCTTTGAGAAGTTGGGAGAGGATGTCTTTGATGGATGGGTTCGACCATCTCCAAATCGGGCAGAGCTTCCACTTCCACCCTGCCTTTGATTGAACTGCCTTGCCGCTGAAGGGGTCTCCATTTGCGATTCGGGCGTATGGCCTTTGCACCTTCTGCTCGTTCACGATCTCGGAGAAGCTGGTCTTGTCCGAGCCAACCAACGCCACCCAGCCGTTCTTGCAACAATTCAAATATACATCTCGAGTTTGATCGCCCGAATCGATTAAGACACATTTATCCTCAACACCAAACTCGTCTTGTTTTGCCTTTATGTCGCCCCAAGTTTCTAGCCTACCCGCCCACACGAGTCTTGGTTTGCCCTCTAAATCCCAAGCCCTCACTACGCACCAAGCGTGGAAGCCGCCCGCCTCTTGAATGTCACAACTCATAATCAGCTTATCCCCCATCCGAACCTCACCCATCTTATAAGCACCGGGAACGATCTGCATCTTTTCTGATTCGTGTTCCATCCACGGCTCGGCTAGGACTCGGTTCACAAAGTCTTGGAGGCCGATAATCCCGCTGTGCTTATCTTGCAGGAACTTAACTGCCAAGCTCCCGAAGCTAACCCACGGAGCGTATAGGCCGTTAAGGTGATACGAGCGTCTGGCTGGTTCGCCCTTGGGATTGGTTGCCCTCCACTCCCCCTCTCGGAGCATCTTGGTTTTCTGGCCGTCTTGAATCTTGCCCTTGCAACCCTCGCACTCGTAGTAGGTCGAGGATTTCACTAGTGCGTAATCATAAACGCCATCCTCAATCTTTGCCGCTTCGTCCCACTTCACTTGTCCCCAGATTAGTTTTTGTTTTAATCCACAATGAGGGCAAGGCACAAAATAGAAACGCATATCGCCCTTCTGCCATTCAGCCCAGATTATTGAGTCGGCAGTTGTCGGGGTGCTAGTTGCTATGATTAAATGATTGGGGTAGGTGCTGACTCGTGCCTCTGCCAACTGCACCGGATTGGCCTCCCTTCCCGACCCTGCTTGCTCTGGAAACTTATCGACCTCATCCATACAGAGCAACGCAATGGAGCGACTAGAAAGAGCCGAGGCACTTGTCCCCGCCCACCACACCGAGCATCGCTTAAAATGTTGCTCGAGGATTTTGATTTTGTCGGTGTTGTCGGGCTTTTCTTTGGCTAGGGCTGGGCAATCATCCACCATCGGAAGCCAGCGTGTTTCTGTAAATGATCGGGCTAGATGTTCGCTAGGCATCACCCACAAGACAGGACAAGGTCGTTCTGCTACTCGATAAGCTAGGCCAGCGAGAATCGTTGTCGTCTTTGAGGTCTGCGCCCCCCATACCAACACCACCCTCCGAATCGAATCATCACCAAAAGCCTCTAGGGGTTCACGGACATAGGGCGTGAGGGTTGTTGAATACGCTCCGGGTATGTTTGTTACTCTTGCCGAGAGCGTAAGGTTTTTCTCTGCCCATTCTGGGATTGATAGTTGTTCTCTTGGCTCAAAAAGCGTTTTAGAGAATCCCTTAATTGACGCAAGGTTGGTCATTAAAAAGGCTTTCTTCGTTCTTTCTTTTGTCTTCTTTTCTTTTTTTCTTTATTTCTTTATATTTTTGATATGCCTCGCTTTTGGGTTGTGCCTGTCCAAGCCCCTTGCACCAATAATCATTTCTCAATAAAACCCTGCACATTCTTCTCCAAGACGGCGCCCAGCATTTAACTTCTAATTCGTGCGGAGCTTCCTCCGGTATTGTTATGTAACCCCTTTGATGCCACCCATAAATAAACTTCTTAAATCTGACCGCATAATGATCTCTTGTTTTTTGTGGCATTGTGCCAAGCAATAGATTACAAAAACTTTTCCAAGTATGTTTTTCTGGTTTTGTTATCTTATTGTATCCATTTATGTTTCCCTTTTCCTCTATGTATAAAGAGCCGGAGTTAGCTCCATTTACCCGGGCAATTAGCTTGAACCAAGTTTGTGGCTCTAATATGTGATATAGCCAAAGACCTCTCCTCTGGTCGTCACCAAATGGTTGGCAAAGCCTTTGTTGGCTAATTTTCACACCAGCCATATGCATTTTGTCATATATTTTATTGTGAGGCTTGTCTTTATATCTTGAATGAAATCTCCATATATCTTCCGTAAGCCAGTCATAAATTGGATAAACATTGTACACGCTATCCACTATTTTAGTAGTCCACCTACGGCCACCAAGCATAAGGTCTTTCTTTTCCCAAGTTGCAATTGCGCAATATCTATGAAGGCTTTCTTGCGCTCTTATGCCGATGAAGCCAGCCGTCCTTTTGCCCTGTCCATACCATTCCCCAAACAAGACAATAAATTCCTCAAACTCCATTCCGTCCATTCCAAATGGATAGTCTTTTATTCCTTTTGCGGATAGCGGCTTTTCCCTTACCCAAATATCTTTCTTTTCTTCATCCCAAGCCTTCCATCTTGGCTCATAGTTTGTTACCGCATTTCTTAGAAGCATTGGAACGCATATCCAATGCGGGTCAATGTTATCTCTGTACATCTGAAACATTTCTTTGGCGTGTGCTATTGTTTCAGAGTACTGAGCTTCAAGATCAATAAACATTACCCCTATCTTTTTATTCCTTTTTATGGCTTCTTCCATAACAAGGTGAAACATCACGCTACTATCTTTACCGCCAGAAAAAGCTATATATTGCCTTTCTGTATTATCGAATGTTTCGCTTATTCTTTTTCGTGAAGCGTCCAACACGCTAACATTGTGATACCTTTTAATTGCCATATCAATAAATATCGGACTGCCGATCCCCAGAATAAGCCTCTTCCATAGTCACCTCTTTGCGTTTGTTTTTAACAAGCCATTTATTTAAGTATTTTAAGGCAGATTGATTGGCCGCCTCTTGCTCTGCTTCTGTAAGCAAAAAGAAGCCGCCCCGATATGAGGACGGTACCCCAAGGGAATAACAAGCTGATGCTTGCCCAAGCCAAGCAATTCTATTCATAGAACTATTTGTTAAATAGTGTTCGCAAGAGTTTTTCCATTCTGTGATTACTTTTTCTAGTGTTGCTTCAAATTTTGGAATGTCTGAAAGGAACTTTCGGTATTCCTCCTCACACTCGGTCTTGGTCATATCCTCTTTTGTTGAAGCATAAAATCCTGCTTTGTGGCATTCCCATTTTTCATATGTGTGAAAGACCCTATTTTGATCGCTAGTATTCACGGTTCTAAACTTTTCTGCCTCTTCTCCATATGTGGAAATATCGTCGGTAAGTTCTTCAAAATCTTTTTCTGTTACTTGGCCTTCGATGTCCCAAGACTTTGAGAATTGCTGATCTTGAAATAAGTCGGCCAATCCGGTTATTTGGCACAACCTTAAAATCTCGTCTTGATCCATTCCAAGCTCTCTAGAGATTTTCTCGTCTGACCAGTTTCGCCTTTTCAGCTCAACAACAATATCAGACATAGCTTCGACCTTGTGTTTTCCCCTTGCCCGATTGTGCCGAATTGTTGCGGCTATCCGGTCGCTTTTGTCTGTTCTGTCGTCTTTAATTTTGACGATAGGCAGATAACCCATTACCCTAGTTTTAATATCTAAATCTTCTTTGCCACAACGGTTTCTATGAAAGCCGTCAATTACTTCAAATTGTCCATTTTCATTAGGCATAGCAACGATTGGTTGCGTATATCCATCGGACAAAATTGATACTCTTAATAACTCCATTTCTGGGGGTGCAACGCTATTCGGATTATAATCATTTGCGTGAACATCATTTGCCTTAACCCATAAAACACAATCTACTGGTTCAGTTTTGAATGGGCTGATTTCGTGAAGCTGAATTTTTATTGAGTTTATGGCTTCAACTCTTTGGTCAAGGGGCAGTTTGCCTAAAGCCTGTATTTGTTCTGCTATTGAGGATTTCATTTGTTAATGGTTTATTGATCTTATTTTAAATCGTCAAGTATTATTTTCATCTCTTAACTAGATAATCTTTCGCATATGCCCACGCCGGGTTCATGTGGATTTTGTGGTGGCACTCAAAGCAAACCGCCAAGAAAAACTCTACCTCGTTTAGCCTATCCCCGAACCTCCCCCGCCTATGGTGAACTTGGCTCGCCATCTTGCTCTGGCAAACTTGGCAGACTGGTGTGTTGCCTAGAAACTTTTCTCGCACATCAGAATAAACCTCGTTTTGCTTTCGTCTCTTGGCAGACACTTGGCGTAGTTTCCCGCCTCGCTTGAGTGGGGTTTTGCGTTTAAGTGGAGAGCGTTTCATCCGTCATAGCATCCACAAGGAACTTCATCTGGCAAGTCCTCAAATAATTTCATTTGGCTTGCATCTGACTTAATTAAGTCCTCCCATTTCCAATTTCTCCCAAGCCCAATAACGCTTGTAAGATGAGCATTGTTTTCCATCCTTACTGCTCTTTCTGCAAGTTCTGGATGATTTTTAACTAGACTCAAAACCTCGTGCTTCTTCATAGCTGGGCAAAAGAAGCAAGATGATTTTGCTGGTGCAAATCCAGCGCCTTTCACAATATCAATGCACTTGCTTCGATTCCATCCCCAACGGACAAGTGGATATTCGTAAATATATTTTTTGTCATCATAGAACTTAACTCGGTGAGATTCCCCGGCATCATAGCCAATAAGTTTCAAAACCTTGCCACCCGCCTTCCACGCTTCTTTAGATGCTTCCCAGTTATTGCAAAAATTTGTCTTGAGGTTGGATTTTATATTTCTGCGAACACCCCTTGAAGCCATAGGCCAAGCTAGGCAACATTTTCTGCCGCAAGCAATTCTCTTCTAGGGTTTCTTTTTTATATTTTACTGTCTGTATTTCTGGCATTTGTCTTTCCACTAGCCACTTGCTAAATGTATCGACAAACTCATAAGTTTCTGGAAGCTCGCCGCCAGTATCAGCAAAGAGAATAAGGTCTGGAATAACTCCTCGCTTTTGCATCTCAATCAGCATAGCGGCAGAGTTTGTTCCTCCACCAAAAGCAACAACGCAAGGAGTTTTCATCGGTCAAAGAATGGAACATCGTGGGCACATAAATCCCTAAACTCTGGTATCTGCATAAGGGTTTTGTGAAGTGCGATTGGGTCTGCTTTGTCCCTAACAACTGCGTGATGAAAGTGAACCATCCAGTATCTTCCCACTCCCTGCCGTGTCTTTGGGTAGTTTTTGAAGCAACATCCTACACACATAGAAAACCCATATTTGCTTTCAAAGTTTTTGAGTTGTCCTTTGGAGGGAATAAAAAGCGTTGAGTAGCTTGAGTTTCGGCAGTAGGCCAAGGCTATTCTTGTTGGCTTCGTTGTTTTCATTCGTCAAAGAACGGAAGAATCAATCCTAGCAAGCCAAGGGTGGCGAGGATGATGAGGAAACATTCATTCATTTTTTAATCCACTTCCCGATGCACTCAAATAAAGTTGCGAGTAGATAGGCGAGAATAATGCAAGCCCAGAACGCTACATTAAGTAGCACGATTCCAAGCACTATCCCGACCCCTATTTTTAATCCAAGTATCATTTAAACGCCCCCTCTGCTTTCTGGATGGTAACGAAGATTTGATTGATTCCGTCTTGGATGGCTTGCTTTGCACACTCTGGGTCTGATGGGTTTGCTCTGGCCGCCAAGCTCGAAGGAAGGGCATCCAGAAGCGATCTGATTGCTCCGTGCCACTTCGTTATCCATTCCTGCACTTCCCCCATCCGAACTGTGACTCGGCTCACTTCTTCCCATCGAGCGTGTTCCATTTCTGCTTCTGCGACTCGCTTTTTTGCCTCGCCCCATCCTTGAACCGCCGCCCGCATAGCGACTGGATTTTTTTCGTTGGCCGCCCTCTGAACTAATGAGTAGGCAACTACCTCGGCTCTCCTCGCTCGGTGTAATCGTCCAAGCGGATTTTCCAATTTGATCGACTCTGCATCCA